TTCGGGGGAGCTCCGGGGCTGCGCCGCCGCAAGGCGGACGGGCCCGGTGAGAGGGTAACTCCTTCAGTCAAAGCCTTACGGCTTTGCCAGCTCCCTCAGGGAGGGAGCCTGTTAAAACGGCAGGTCACGGCTGTCCAGCACCATCTGGAGCACCTGGGGCCATGCGGCCACCAGACAGCCCTCTACGAAATCAGCCGGGTAATCCTTAATGGGCATATCCTCGGGGAAATAGCCCCGCTTGCCCACCACAGCCTGCAGCTCTTCCGGTGTGACGTTGTTTGCGCTCATCAGGGGAGCCAGCTTTTCCGGCACGCCCAGTGCGATCAGGTCGGGCACCAGCAGAGCTTGTGGCACCGTCTCGGCGGGCGGTTCTGGCTGCGGGGCGGGCGCGGGCAGGATGTCGGCATCCGGCTGGGGGCGCGGGTCCGGCCTCGGCTTCGGTGCGGGCGCAGGTGCGGTGCCGGGGATGCAGGCGGAGATGCCGGCGTAGTCAAAAGGCATCTCGTCGGGCAGACCGAAGCGGTTCTTGGCATCCCAGCAGGGGTGATGGGTGGTGTACATGACCCGGCGGCCGCCGGTGACCTTGTTTTTTGCGTTGGGAGCACTGCTACTCTTTTCCACCACGGTCTGATAGTTGACAAAGAGCAGCATATCGCACCACTCCCGGATCAGCGGTTCCACCTGCTTGGTGGTCTTCATGGTCCAGCGGTCGTAGGAGCCAGCAGCGTCCGGCTGCTCGAACTTGGTGATGGCCGCGTGGGCAAGGACCAGAACATTGTGTCCGGTGTTCAGCACCTCTTCCAGCGCGTCCAGCAGCTTGCCGAACTCCTCTTTCAGGTAGGTGTAGCCCTTGCCGTAGCCGAAGCCCTCCAGCCCGTCCACCTTGGCCTTGGCGCAGACGGCATCAATGGCCAGCCGTTCGGCCCAGTCGGCGGTGTCGATGACCAGCGTGCCGCAGGGGATATTTCCCCTGCGCACCTCGGCTACCTCGTCCAGCAGCATGGCCCAGCTGGTGGGCTGGGGCAGGCGCTTGACGTTCAGCCGCTTGGTGCCGCCCTCAGTGTCGATGAACACCGGGTCCGGGAAGTGGGAGGCAAAGGTGCTCTTGCCGATGCCCTCGGGGCCATACAGCACGGTCTTGACCGGGGAATCCTGCACCCCGGCGGTGATGGCATACTTGCTCATTTAGAACGCTCCTTTCGTCCAGCTTCTGGGCTGGGGCTTTTCGGTGACAGGCGGCTCGGCATCCTTTACCATGCCGTCCTCAATGATGATCTGGCACTCGCTGCCGGTGGAGACCCGGGTGGCGATGGCCTGCAGGTGCTCTGCTTCCAACCAGCGGCCAAACTCGGTCAGAGTGGTCATGTCCATCTGCTCCAGCTTGTCCAGCAGCACAAAACCGCAGTCCGGGTTCAGGCGGCGGACGATGGCGGCGGCTACCCGCAGCTGGTCACTGCCGGACATATCCCGCCAGTGCTTTCCTTTATAAGTAAGGGCACCGTCCTCCACACTCAGCTCAGGCAGGGGCAGGTCGGCACCGTTCAGCAGGGCCATGCGGTCAGCCCGCTTCTGGGTGATGGCTTCGGTGAGCTTGTCGTAGTCGCTGGCATACCGGGCCGCTTCATCCTCGGCGCGGGACTTTTCCAGGTTGGCCCGGACCTTGCGGTTGGTCTCCTCGATGCCCCGGATGGATGCCTCTAGCTCTGCGGTGGATTCGTCCTGCAGGTTCTCGGCAGATCTCCGGGCCGTGCAAAGCGATTCATTCACTTCGTCCTGCTCCTTCACCAGCTGTGCAAGGGTCTGTTCCAGCTGCGTGCGGTGATCTGCCAGTACACGGGCTTTCTCTTCCAGCCCGGCAAGATTTTGACGCAGGCGCTGGTTCTCGCCGTTGCGGGCCAGGATCTCCTGCTGCTGGCGGATGAGGTCGGAGGCGCTGACGGGCTCCTCCGGGGCATCTGGGTAGGAGATCAGCTCCTCGGCAAAGTGCTTTTTCTGCTGGGCCAGCTGGCCGGTGAAGGTGCGCTTGTCGTACAGCGCCTTGATCTCCATGTCCCGGACGTGCAGCTCGGTGCCGATGCCGATGATGCGCAGCAGGATGTCTGCTTTCTCCTTGTCGGATGCTTCCATGAAGCGGGGCAGGTCAAGGGCCAGCGGCTCGATAAAGGCATTGAGCAACTGCTGGCCGCTGCGCCGCCCGGTGGGGTCGGTAACGGTCAGGGTGCTGTTTTTGCCCTTGCGCTCCACGATCACGCCGTTGGAAAGAGTGACCTTGAGATGGGCGGGAGCCACGGCCCCGTCCCGCTGTGCGGCATTGGGGCGGAAGCGGTCGCCGCCCAGCGCCCAGGCAAGGGCATCCAGCACGCTGGTCTTGCCCTGATTGTTGTTGCCGCCCACGAGGGTGAGCCCGGTGGGGGCGGGGGTGAGCGCAACGGCCTTGATGCGCTTGACGTTTTCGGCCTCAAGGGCCGTGATGGTTACAGACATCTGGATACCTCCCCTTGGATCTGTCCGAGTGTGTGAACGAGCATATTGGTCAGCTGCTCCCGCTGTTCGGGCGGAAGCCTGCGGAGGGACGGAACCACCATTTTGCCGATGTTCTGGAAAGAGCGGTCGGCCAGCAGCACGTTGTCATAGGAGCTGTGGGCATCCTGTTCACTGCCGGAAGCGGCCTGTTCCAGCTGTGCCCGCAGGTCGGCGGTCATCTCGGCGGCTAAATCTTCGGCGATATCATGGGCCCGCTGGTTTGCCCGGCGCTCCACTTCTTCCTCGTCCACCACGGCGGTGATGGGTTGTTTCTTGAGTGCATCATTTTCGGCCTTGAGCTTGTCGCCCCGGAGCTTGGCCGCTTTGGCCATCTGCCGGGAACCTGCAAGCTGGTTCTCCGCGTCCTTAGCGCGGGCTTCGGCCCTGTCGCGTTCAGCTTCGGCTTTCTGGCGCTGGAGGTTGGCCGCAATACGGCTCTCGTCTGCATCGTGGTAGCTCTGCTGGAGCTTGGCGTTCTGTTTTTTCAGGCCGTCAATATCGGCAATGTAGACACCCTGCTGATCCAGCAGCGTTGCCCGCATGGCAGCGGCTTCCTCGTACTTTTCGTGGTACTCGTGTGCAGCTTTCCGCGCCTCTTCCTCGCGGGTCTCGGCAGCATCGGCGCGCTCTTTCTCGGCTTTGATCTGGGCAAGGGCTTCCTGATACTGCTTGTTGGTGGTGATGTCACCACTCTTAACCTGCTCCACCAGCTCTGCCGGGGCGCTTGGTTTTGCCACGGCATACAGCAGAGTGGGAGACAGCTCCTTCAGGATCTTCTGCTGGCGGGGGCTGCTTCCGTCCAGCAGTGCCGAGACCTGCAACAGCCGGTAAGCGGTATCCTTGGTGATGCCGATGGACACGCACCACGCCCGGAAGGTATCTTCTTTTTTGGCGAACTTACCGTTGTCGCATTGTGCGACAACGGTGCCGCACAGCGCATCATGGGCAGCGGCAATGGCATTGCCCATGTGGACAAGGCCGCGCTCGGCCATCTGCTTGCCGTGGCGGTATTCGTTCTCCGCAAAATGCAGGTCTTCCACGGTCTGGTCGGTCAGGCCGGAATAATCGAACGCCGGGCGCATCGCATCCGGCACGGTGGTCAGGGGCTTTTCCTGTGCCGTCTGGGTTCCGGGGACTTCCGGCTCCTCTTCCACCGGGTCTACCGGTGCATTCTTGCAGGGCTTGGCCTCCCTGAGGGCCGTCAGCATCTGCTCGGGGAGCTCGTAGTCATCCATGGGGATGAACTCGTCGCTGGTCAGAAACGCTTCCGGGGTCAGCCGCTTTTCAGCGGTCTTGGCCTTGCCAAACTTCTGGGCCAGCAGATGGCTTTCTTTCCAGACGTGTGCAGATTCGTCCCAGCGCCAGAACCGCCCACGGAAATAGGCGTAGTAGACATCGTTGCTGTTCTGGCCGATGATGTGCTCGCTCATACCTTTACCTCCGTGCCCTTCAGGCGGTCCAGCATCTCGGTCTGCACATCCTTGCTCATGGGCTGGATGTTGTTGCCCTTCCAGCCGTAGCAGAGGATGGGCCCATAGAGCTGGCGGCCCCGGTACTTCCGGTTGAGTAGGCTGGCGGGCTGGATGGGGCCATCGTACCGGCCCACGAACAGCACCGCCGGGGTGCGGGGCAGCACGATCATCTCGCAGGGCGTGCCCAGCCGGTTCTCAATGGCCCATAGGCTGTCCGGCAGGCTGGCGATCACCGGGGCCTTGCCCGGTTCGGCTAAAATACCTTTCATTTGTAAAATCCTTTCTGATGTGATATCATCAAGGGGATGGAGTCGTTCAAACCATCACCCTTTTGGCTCGTCCGTGTTACCAGCACGGGCGGGCTCATTTGCTTTTCATGCACCCCTCCGGTTCTGCCGGTACTCCGGCTCTTCGGCGCGGGCGTGGGTGCGGTTGATGCGGCCATAGCGGCGGCGGGCGTTCTGCTCACGATCCTGTGCGGCAAAGCCCAGACGCAGGAACAGCACCGCTGCCAGAACCAGGCACAGGGCCGTGACGAACTGGCTGTCAGAGATGGAGCTGCCCTGCTGTGCACCGCCCTCGATGCCCATGCCGTACAGCAGACTTACAGCACCGCTGGCAGCAGCCAGCCAGTACCAGACGCGGGATTTAATCTTCATTGGGGGATTCCTCCATTCTGTCCATGAGGTCTGCGGCAGTAGTCACTATGCTGAGCAATGCTGCCGGATTTCTTTGATCTATGCAAATCCCGGCAATCAGAGCGGCGCAAAGGGCTTTCTGTTCCGTCTCTGTACCGCAGGCATAAATCTTGGGGTTCCCATCCTTCCCCAGCTGGATTTTTAACTGAGCGTTCGGGCTGATATTCATGCTCCTGCCTCCTGAAGACAATTGACTGCGGGTCTGCAGTCGTCCAATGCCCATCCGATGACCGGGTGCCATTCGCCATCAGCAAAAATCTGCAGCCCGGTGTGGCTTTCATCCTTGATTTGTCCGCCCAGTTGGTAGCAGCCAGATGCCTGACTACCGCCCCAACGGAACCACTTGTTCCAAAACAGCGGTGCGATGTACGCGCATCCAGTGGGCGCTGCGGCCCGCTCGGATGCAAGGGTGTAAGGTTTCATGCGGTCTTTTCCTCCTTTGCGATTGCCGGGAAGAAATACTCCCCGATTTTTTCTTGCGGGATGTGTAGTGCTCTGCAGATGATGACGATTTCGTCACTCCTCCAAGGTTGTGTCCCCTTGAGCCGTGCGGTCATCGTGTTGGAGCTTACCCCAATCAGGGCCGCAAGTGCGCCCTGATTGAGATCCTGGTCTTCTGCCAGACGACTGATTTTGAGATAAGGCTTTTTCACGTTGCTCACCTCCTTGTTGGCGGCTCCCTTCTGCGGTATACTTGGGCGCGAAGGGAGGTGATAAAGTGGAACAAAATACCGGTATGTCTGTTTCGGACTGGTCTGGTTTAGTAGCAATGGTCGTTTCGCTCTGCGCTTTGGTTTCTCCGATGCTGACAGCAATCTTTAACAATTGGCATCAGCAAAAGATGAAACAAATGGAATATGACCATCAAGAACGCGAAGAACGGGTTCGGCGCGAACGCGAGATCTACGAAGGCTACATTCGTGCGGCGGGTGCGGCTGTCCAATCTGAAACACTCGAAAATCTGAGCGAATTTGGCTCTCACTCTGCACTGGCAATGTATTACGCTTCAAAAGAGCTTCGAGAAGATATGCTATCATTGGAACGCTTGGTGAAGCGAACTTCTGCGACACAGGATCTTCATAGTATGAAAGTTGAGCTTTTGAATAAGATCGTTGTCAGGATGCGAGACGCAAAAGAAATGCAGTCGTGAGAAATGCAACCACGATGGAGTATGCCGGATACCAACCGGAAAGCTCTGGCGAGACCTTTCTGACAAGCAGATTGCACAAAGTCACGACCAGCCAAAGAATCAGAATCAACTTATAGCACAGCACTTGAGTTTTCTCCTCTCTGCCCAGCGTTCCTCTTTCACAGGTTCGTTGGGCTTTTTGTTGCCGTTCACGTTGTTCACCTCCTTTGATGTAACTTCACAGGTTACTCAGTGGCCGAAAAATACAGCCTGCGGATTGTCGATACTTAAAAGCTCTACAATCTTTGAGGCTTCGTCCGTGCCAAAGACACGTTTCTTGAGTTTACGAGTTAAGGTTTGCTCCGAAATCCCGAGCTCTTGAGCCAATTTTTTCTGGGTGTAACCCGCTCTGACCATGTACGACTTGAGTAAATTGACATTTACCACGTTTTCACCTCCAAACGACCTCGATGTAACTTGTGAGGTTACGAGTATGATAACACCATATCTGTAACCTGTCAAGTTATTTTTGGTAATTCAATTAAAAATATTGTAAACCGTCAGTTTATCTGCTATACTATAGATATTAAAGGAGGTGCTCATGGTGACTGTAGGTGATCGCATTCGACAAGTGCGTCAGGAGCAAGACGTAACCCAGCAGGAGCTTGCTGACTACATTGGCGTATCAAAGCAAGCTGTATATAAGTATGAGAATAACATTGTAACAAACATACCGACAGATAAAGTAGATGCCATTGCAAAACGGCTGAGAGTGTCTCCCGCCTATCTGATGGGCTGGGAGGAGCAGCCTGCCCCGGCTGCATCCAAAGAGCCCACCGTTCCGCCGGGCTTTGAGCCGATGCCTGCCATGGATGTGGTGCCGCTTGTAGGGCGGATCGCCTGCGGTACGCCCATCACAGCAGAAGAGAACATCGAGCAAATGGTGTGCGTGCCTTCCCGCTGGCACTCCACCTTTACACTGACCTGCAAGGGCGACAGCATGGAACCCCGCATCCACGATGGTGATCTGGTGGCGATTCGCAGCCAGCCAGAGGTGGAGAACGGCGAGATTGCTGCTGTGCGGATCGGGGAAGAGGCCACCCTGAAGCATGTCTATCTGCACGAGAATTTCATTGAACTGCGGCCGGAGAATCCGGCTTTCAGCAGCATCATCCTCAGCCGGGAAGATATGAATGCCGTTGTCATTGAAGGCAAGGCCGTGGGGCTCTGCCGGGATATCTGATGTTGGAGGTACCGCATGGGCGTTTTTGGTTGGCTGAAAAAGGCTACAAAGGTAGTCGGAAAGATGGCAATGGATGCGGCGGAAGAGCCGTCCAGATATTCCCCGAACCCCGAATGGATGGGCCCGATGGATTTGGTTGATTCTCGCATGAACGCTCAAATATTAGCACCGCAATTTCTTAAACAGGCTCAGGAAAGTGCTAAGATTCTTTCCTCTACCACAGAACCGTCGGTGTTCTTTATGCGGTATGATTTTTGTGTTGGCCGTTTAATACAGCTGGAAGATTGTAAAAAGTATGGCGTGAAAGTAACTACAACTTCCTCGTTGGAAAAATATCTGGATTTGACGTTTCGAGAAGAAGCCGTTAATGAAATTGTCCAGCGTACACAAGAAAAATACCGGAACAAAATAGAAAGTTTAAAATCGCCCAAAGCAAAGCAGAACTGGGCAATAAAATATCATCGGGCATTTGAACCATATCTGTCATATATGAGCGATAATGCTAAAACGAAGCTCGACGAGTGCAGCGCAGAATTATACGCGCTGACGGAAATATAAACAAACATAGGAGGCCTTTTGTATGAAAAAGAAAATAGTTTCAATGGCGTTGATGGTGGTACTTTGTTTTGTACTTGCAATGTCTGCATTTGCAGAGGGAGTGCAGTACAAAACAGGCGATTATGTGGCCTATTCAGGCCATACGGACTTCGGATATTATTTTACATACTCGGTTGAAAAAACAAATACAAACTATAAGTGCTTTTCCGTTGTGGAAAATGGGCAGCGTGTGTATGCGGCTGTAAAAGAAAGTCTATACGACTATTACAAGAACGTATTCAATGATCAGGACGTTACATTTAAGGGAGAAGTTCAACGGTTCGCCGATGATGGTGCACCTGTTATTCTGGCAACTTGGAAGGTTGTAAATGAAGATGGAAAGGAAACTCTCATATCTCTGGATGAGGATATAGCACCAACTTTCTATAAGAAGGGAACGGCACCGGATTTTAAACTGTTTTATGATCTTTATAATGACGTAACGGTTTCAGTTGCTGAAGATGGTTCCTATATGACGATTGATAATAATCCGCTTAACATGAAAGGCGGCTCGATTATCTTTAATGAAACTGGCTTGGAGCATGTAAAACTGACCAACAAAGCACTTGGATTGCCAGAATGGCTTTATAAAGAAATGGCAAATACACGAGCAATTGATGGCCGCCAGAAGGAAAGCTTTGATGATGTGACAGTTACCTGGTCTTATCACCCGAATCAGGGCTTGGAGGTTATCTACCGTACGAACAACTGATTGTAAATAAAAAAACTCCCCCGGTGCTACCAACACCGAGGGAGTTCAGATAAGCGGCTCACCCAGAAGAGGGCATCGCACACTCGACATTGCGATTATACCTCTTTTGGGCGGGCTTGTCAAAGTGTACCCCAAAGGAGGTATTTTTTATGGGAATGCGAACCAACACCGCCCAGTGGCTGCCGAACCAGAACCGCTGGCAGATCAAGGTGCAGAAGGACGGCGTGCGCAAGACGTTCACCAGCGCAAAGCCGGGCCGTACCGGCCAGCGGGAAGCAAATGCAAAAGCAGATGCCTGGCTGGATGAGGGCATTTGCAGCACCACCAAGCGCTGCTTGGAGGTTTGGAACGAGTATCTGATCTCGGTGCGGGCCACTGCCGGCACAAGCTATGCCCAGCAGGTGGAGAAGTTCGGACAGAACTACATCCTGCCAATCATTGGAGAGCGGCGCATCGGAGACCTGAACACGGGAATGCTGCAGGACGTGCTGAATCGGGCATACAAAGAAGGCAGCATGAACCCGCAGGCCACTCGAAAGAGCAGGGGAAACCTCTCTAAGAAAACATTACAGGGAATCCGGGCGGTTGAAGTCAGCTTTGTGAAATGGGCAAGGCAGCACAAATACACCGCCCTGCGGCCAGAGGACGAGGGTCTCACAGTACCCAGGGGAGCACGTCCAAAGGGCCGAAAGATCCTTCAGCCGGACGCGCTGCGGGTCCTGCTTTCCACGGATACGCGCATCGTCCGTGGCAAGGTTGAACAGGATGCCAATATCCATGCATATCGCTTTGCAGTCCTGACTGGCCTGCGCCCCGGGGAGCTGCTGGGGCTGCGCGTGGGCGACATGGAGGGCAACCGGCTGCATCTTGCCCGGGCCATCAATACCTTTGATGAGGAAACGCACGGCAAGAACGAAAACGCTATCCGCACGGTGGTCCTGCATCCGCTGGCGGCTGCGGAACTCCACGCTCAGCTGCAGCAGCGGGCCTTTGAAGAGGAGCGGCCTCTTCGGGGAGATGATTCTATCTTCTCCCTGAGGAACGAGCAAAGCCTGTACAACTTCTGGAAACTCTACCAGCGCAGCAACGGTATTGACCCGCCGGTCAGCCTGTATGAGCTACGGCACACCTTTGTGAGCATCATCGAGGATGCCGTGTCCCCGGCAGAACTGCGCCGCATGGTAGGGCACAGCAAAAGTATGGATACTTACGGCTGGTACAGTCACGCCGTTGACGGCAGGGCTGACACGGCAGCAATGGCCGTTTCAGATGCTCTGGCAGAGTATTCTCCGCGTGCAAAATAACCCACTTTGTAACCCGTTTTTGTTCCTAAATGGTTGTGATAGCCGATGATTGATTTTTGGTGAAATTCAAAAAAATGCGCATGAATCCATCACAATTTCAAAGCGCATCCAGCGAATTGTGATAGTTGAGCTTGTTCGAATCCACCCGCGCCCACCAAGAACTCCAGTATCCGAACCGGGTACTGGAGTTTCTGTTTTGTAATAACCTTCCCGGAGGCTAGGCGGGTGGATTCGAACAGCATCGACCCGCCGAACAGTCCGGCGGGGGAAAAAGCCCCTGAGGGGCTTTTTTAGATGCGCGGCTTGCGTAATCCACCCGCGCCCATAAAAAGACCGCCAGTGTAGAGATACGCTGGCGGTTTTCTGTTTGCAGAGGATGGTGCGCAGAAAAGGAGAAGCGTGTTCCCGGGATCGGGAGCGCGCTTCTCCTTTATTATATAGTAATTATAGTATCGGCTCAGATCTCGTTGCCGGGGAACCGGGGAATACCGTCAAAGCCCTTTTGCAGGTCGGCATCGGTGGGAATGTAGTCGCTCATCTGGCCATCGTGGAACTTCTCGTAGGCCACCATGTCAAAGTAGCCGGTGCCGGTCAGGCCAAAGACGATGGTCTTTTCCTCGCCGGTCCCCTTGCACTTGAGGGCCTCGTCGCTGGCGGCGCTGATGGCGTGGCTGCTCTCGGGGGCGGGCAGGATGCCCTCTCACTGGTTTGGCTGGATTTTATCACGTCATTGTCCTGAAGTTAAGGGGGCGATTTTCACAAAATAATTTACGCCCCCGGCAGAAACAGCAGCGTGCCCCGGGCGGCCAGTACGGGCTGGAACAGGCAGCCCGCCAGCCCGGCGGTGAGCGCCACGACGAGAAACAGCAGTGCCAGGACCAGAACAAGCCGGGCCAGCCCGAAGCGGTGGTGCCCGGCGGGGACTTTTTTGCGCTGCATGGTCAAACCTCCCTTTGTATCAGAGCTCTGCGCCATCCTATGCCGGGCTGTGCCGATTGTGTGCGGGCGCAAAATGTGGTACACTGTTACCGACAAATCACGGAGGAACTGTTATGCTGACCATTACACTGCTGGGCACGGCGGCCACCATGCCCCTGCCGGACCGTGCCCTGACCGCCGCGCTGGCCGAATGCGGGGGCCATGCCCTGCTGTTTGACTGCGGCGAGGGCACGCAGGCGGCGGCCCGCCGCGCCGGAGTCAACCTGATGAAGCTGGATGCCATCTGCCTGACCCACTATCACGGCGACCATATCTTCGGCCTGCCGGGCCTGCTGCAGACACTGGGCTGTCAGGGCCGGGAGCGCCCGCTGACCCTTTACGGCCCGGAGGGACTGGGGGAGGTCTGGCCCGCCCTGCGCACCCTGGCCGGGCCGCTGCCGTATCCGGTCAGGGCTGTGCAGCTGGACACAGACCCCATCGACCTGACCACCCTCTCCTCCGGCTGGCCTGCGGGGGCGCAGCTTACGCCCTTCCGCACCCGGCACCGGGTGCCCAGCCGGGGCTACCGGCTCGACCTGCCCCGGGCAGGCCGCTTTGACCCTGCAAAGGCCCGGGCACTGAACATTCCGGTGCCTGCATGGAAGCTGCTCCAGCGGGGCCAGAGCATCCCGCTGGAAAACGGGGCGGTGGTCGCTCCCGCGGATGTGCTGGGCCCGGTACGCCGGGGTCTGCGGTTCGTGTTCTCGGGTGATACTGCTCCCTGCCCGGCACTGGAACAGGCCGCGCAGAACGCCGACCTTTTCCTCTGCGATGCCACCTACCCCGACAATGAGCAGGAGGCGCAGGCAAAGCAGTGGGGGCACAGCACTTTTGCGCAGGGTGCGGCCATTGCAAAAAAGGCTGACGTGCGCCGGTTCTGGCTGATGCATTATTCGCCCATGATCCTTGAACCGGAAGCCGCCCTGCCCAATGCGCAGGCGGTATTCCCGGCGGCGGAGTGCGGCTTTGACGGCAAACAGATCATCCTGCAATATGACGAGGAAGCAACATGACAACGATCAAACTTGACACGGGTGCAGCCCTGCTGCTGGATGCGCTCCATGGGGCGGGCCATGCGGCCTACGCTGTGGGCGGCTGTGTCCGGGACAGCCTGCTGGGGCTGGACCCCCACGATTGGGACCTCTGCACCAGCGCCCGCCCGGAGCAGGTGATGGCGCTGTTCGGGGAGGAGAAGTGCATCCCCACCGGCCTGCAGCACGGCACCGTGACGGTGAAGCAGGGCGGCAGGCTCTATGAGACAACGACCTTCCGCACCGAGGGGGCCTACTCCGATGGCCGCCACCCGGATGCCGTCTGCTTTGTGCCGGATGTGCGGGAGGATCTTGCCCGGCGGGATTTCACCATCAACGCCATGGCATACAGTGCCGAGGAAGGGCTCATCGACCCCTTTGGCGGGCGGGACGACCTTGCCGCCCATCTCGTGCGGGCAGTGGGGGAGCCGGAACGCCGCTTTGAGGAGGACGCGCTGCGCATCCTGCGGCTCTACCGGTTCGCGGCCCGGTTCGGCTTTGCCATCGACCCAGCCACCGGTGCTGCTGCCCGGGCACTGGGGCCGCATCTGGACTGCGTTTCGGCGGAGCGCATCCAGGAAGAACTGCTCAAGCTGCTGGCGGCACCCCGGCCCGGAATCTATCTGGAACCCGCCGTTCTGGCCGTTGTCCTGCCGGAGCTGGAACCGGAAAAACAGCCGGAACGGTTTGCGGAACTCTGCCGTACCATCGACCGGATCGAACCAACAGCGGAGAACGTGCCCACCCGGCTGGCGGCCCTTCTCTGCCCGCTGGGAGAAGCCGGTGCCCGCAAAGCTCTGCGCAAACTGAAATGCTCCAACGCGCTCACAGATGAGGTGACAGCGTTGGAAAGGGAAGCTGGAGGGGGTGCCGGGAGCTTTCTCCTCGGACACGAATCGGGCCATTCCATCGCCCGCCCTATTGCCTGCGGCAACAGGGTCCCACCCCAGCGGACGGTCCTTGGAGAAACT